TTGGCGGGGTGTCATCTTTGGCCGGACGTACAAAAATCTTGATGACATCATTTCGAAGTCACAAAGATTCTTCCCAAAGGTTTTTGAAGGGGCGGAATGGAAGTCATCCAAAGATCAATACAAATGGGTTTTTCCTGGTGGAGAGGAACTTTTATTCCGGCATATCAAACGGGCATCCGACTATGAAGCGTACCATGGACACGAATACCCTTTTATCGGTTGGAATGAGCTGACGATGTACCCAACACGGGAACTTTATGATTTGATGATGTCTTGCAACCGTTCCGGCTTTGATTCCATTGAACACTCCCCAAACGTCCCGAAGTCGATTTTGGATGAGGCAAACTTTTACCGGGACTGTGGTGACCCGATCCCCAAAGACATCCTGAAACATTTTTTGCCGCCGATCCCATTGATTGTCTTCTCCACTACCAATCCGCATGGACCTGGTCATAATTGGGTCAAACGGGACATCATCGACAGATCCCCCGTCGGTGTCCCCTATATTACCAAGGCCACAGTTTTCAATCCGCGGACCCAACGCAAAGAAGAGATCAAGAAAAGCCAAGTTCACATCTTTGGTTCCTACCGGGAGAACCGTTATTTGACCCCGGAATATGTGGCAGAATTGGACGCAATCCGGGACCCGAACAAGCGCAAAGCCTGGCTAGGTGGCGACTGGGCGGTTGCCTCCGGCGGGGCTTTAGATGGTTTTTGGGAACCCCGGACTCACATCATTCCCCGGTTCAAAGTCCCTGCATCTTGGAAGTTGGCCCGGTCTTTCGACTGGGGGTCTTCTCATCCTTTCTCAACCGGGTTCTGGGCGATTGCCAACGGTGAAGAAGTGACCTTGCCAAATGGAAAGAAGTTTTGCCCCAAGAAAGGGTCTTTGATCCGGGTCGCAGGTCTTTATGGTGTACTGACCACAAAGACGGGTTCCGGGCAGTTTGTCCCCGCCTATGGAACGAATAAAGGTGTTGGTTGGGAAGCAAAGAAGGTCGCCCGGAAGATCCGGGAACGGGGAGAATCGCTCTTGAAAAATGGTTGGGTTCAATCCAGGTTCCGACCTGGTCCCGCCGACTCTCAAATCTACGCCGTGACTGAAAAGGAAAGTGGGTCGATTGCTTCCAAGATGGAGGAAGAAGGGATCAAATGGATTCCGGCGGACAAAAAACCAGGATCAAGAAAGAATGGGTTGGAAATGTTCAAGTCGATGCTGGCGTCCTCTGTGACCGGAGAAGGTAAAGGGTTCTATGTGATGGACAACTGTGATGAGTTCATCCAGACGGTCCCCTATTTGCCAAGGGATGAAGACGACCCGGACGATGTTGACACCGATGCAGAGGACCACGTCTGGGACGAAACAAGATATATGGTTTTGGAGGACAGACCTGCGATGATTCAGGACATCAAGACGACGAGGGCAAGGTGACACAAAAAAGCCCCACCGTTCCCAGTGGGGCTTGAAAGTTTGCGGGGTTTACAACTGGATTTCCACGAATTGTCCCCCGTTGAAATCAAAAACTTTTGATTGCCCGGTTGCATCGTTGACCAACCGGAACCGTTGGACCCGATTGATGACACTGGCAACGTGTTCTTCAACTCCCAAACGGTTGTTGAGGTGAACTTTTTCGGTCTCTTGACCAGAGAGAAGAATGCGGGTGAAGGTGAACATGGTTTTTAAGATGGCCAAATATTTTGGTTGTGTCAATCCAATCTTGCAAAAAAAATGAAAAAATTTTCCTTGGGGAGGTCATATTACTGGTTTTCTTGGTTTCTCAAAGCAGGGAAGGTAAACAAGAAACCCCACCGGTTTTGGTCCCGGTGGGGTTTCGCTTTGACCCGTATTGGGAGAACCCGGTGCGGGTCTTTTTACTTCCCGGTTTTGCCATCCGGCAAGTTTGCCTCAAATTTGATGATTCCATCCGCAAGCGAGATGGAGGTCAGCCCGCATCCGGTTGAAGTTGTTAGGACCGCAAGGGCGGCAAGGGTGATCAGTTTATTTTTCATGGTGTGTTTTGAGTTTGACCAAAGACGTTTCCGGGATGAATTCGACTTCGGAGGGTTCAACGCCTAAATGCTTGGCGAAAACTTTGATTGCATCGTCGATGACGGATTGGGGTGGTTCAGATTTGAACCCGGTGTGAGTCCCGATCCTGACCCCAAGATAAATCAACCAGGCATCAAAAGGAGTGAGTTTGTCCGGGCGGTTCCAATAGGCGGCGTCCCTCAACATGGCATCTGTGGTTGCATTTCCAGTTGTCAACAAAACCCGGAGATAGTCGTGAAGATACCCGACGATTTTGAAGACAGACGGGCGGATTCGGTAACGGATTAAACCACCAAGGAGAACCCCCAATATGGCACAGAGGGACAGAACTGGGAGCGAAGACAACCAAGGGAAAGCAAACAACCAGAGGAGACCACCACCGACCACCCCGGCAACCAGACCACCAAGCAAGAAGACTGGGTAAGGTGGGACACTTGGCCCGCCATCTGACACAACCCCCGCCGGAACATTGATCGGGGTATCCGCTCCATATTCCCATTGGAAATCGTCAAGCAGGATCTCCCATTTCGAGTCGTCAAGTTGGGCAGTTTTCAAGCCGCCGATAAAATGGCAAGGTCTCTGTCCATTGATCAGTTTTTCTTTCATTCCTGACGAAATATAAGACCAGAAATTTCTTGCAACCAGAAAAGAGGATCGACTTTGGGGCAAACAACCTTTCAATCACCCGACCATGGCAGAAGAAAAGAAGACCCCCAATGTGGGATATATTCGCCCGGAAGTCCTTGAAAGAATGCCGGATTGGGCGTTGATCCGGGACTGCATCGCCGGACAGAGAGCAATCAAAGAAGGCGGCAAGACCTACCTGCCCGAAATCCTTGCAAGCCCCGACACGGTTGAAAATGAGGCGATCAACGAGAAATATCTTGCACGGGCGAGATTCTTCAACGTCACCGGGCGGACCGTTGAAGAGTTGACCGGGGAGGTCTTCATCCGTGAAACAAAATTTGAATTGCCGGACTCCATCCAAATGATGGCGGGAGACATCGACGGGGCAGGGACCACATTTGAACAGCAAGCCAAGGCGGTTCTTGGTGACGTTCTGGGTTTCGGGCGTTCCGGGTTGCTTGTCGATTTCCCAACCATTGAAGAAGGGGAAGTCGTCACCAAGGCAGACTTGGAAAATGGGGGGTTGAAGCCCAAAATTCTTTTTTACCAACCAGAGCAGGTCATCAACTGGACGATGGCAGTTGACCGGAAGACCGGAAACAAACAACTGCAAACTTTGGTTCTCTTTGAACAGGAAGAGATTGCCATTGATGAATTTGAAAAGAAGTTTGAAGACCGTTGGAGAGTTTACCGCTGGGAGCAGATACAACTTGAAAACTCTGAAGAATCCATCCCGGCGGTTTCGGTCGAAGTCTATGGGGAGGTCGAAGGATCAAGGAAGAATGGGAAGGTTCAATTTGAGATTGTGGAACCCAAGCGGTTCATTTTCCGATACGACCGGAGACCTTTGGGATATATCCCTTTTATTTTCCTTGGGTCAGAGAACAACGACGAACGGGTTGATCGTCCGCCGCTGATAGATTTGGCGAACACAAACATCGCCCACTATCAAAATTCAGCGGATGTTGAATGGTCGGCATTCCATGAAGGGCAAACCGGAATCGCCATCTCCGGGTTGACTGAAGAATGGGCGGACAGATTCTTCAAAAACGGGATCTTTTTCGGTGGTGGGAATGCCCTTCTTTTACCCCAAGGCGGTAAGGCGGAGATGCTTCAGGCCAATTCGACGACGATGTCTTCTGAGTTGATGAAAGACAAAGTCGAGCAGATGAAGGCGATTGGGGGAAGACTCATTGAAGCCCAGACTGTTGAAAAGACCGCATTTGAAGCCGGGTTGGACAAAACCGGGGAGGTGTCCGTCCTGTCCAGTATAGCCAATAACGTCTCTTCCGGCTATGTTCAGGCGTTCACAATCGCCGAAGAGTTCTTGAATGAACCTTCTGGCAATGTGAAGGTCGAATTGAACACCGAATATGATTTCGGGGGTCTGACTGCCCAAGAGTTCACCGACGGATACTTCAAAGGGATTTTCTCATTGGAGGAAGTCCGGGACAACGCCCGGAGAAAAGGGGCAAAACTGACGGATGATGAGATTGCAAAGGCATCCATCGCCGGAGACAACCCAACCGGGGAAATATAGACATGGAAAAAGAAACTGAAGAGGTTTTGGAAGAAATAAAGAGGGATCACCGCATCGGTTCCCTAAATGGTAAATGGTCCATCCTTTTCAGGGCATCCATTACCGTTTTTGCTTTCGGCTTCCCTTTCATCGTTGGCTTCAACATTTGGGTTGTACAATCACTCAATGAGGTTTCCACCAATCAGAAGTTAATCACCCAACAGCTTGAGTACCTGACCAAGAGTGCTGACACCTACACACGGGCAGAAGTGGATTTGGCAATGACCAAACTGGAGCAGAGAGTTTTCGACAAGATCTCTGAAAAATACCCCCCGCAGTGGTTGCAACAATTGGTTCAGAGTCATTCAATCCGAATTGAAGCATTGGAAATGAAACGTGAGTGAGAGACCAACAGTTGAAGAACGGTTGGCGGCGTTGGAAACAGACGTTCGCAACGTCAAAGAACAGGAGAAGGATCACCGGGAAGACCTTTACAAATTCAAAGAGGGGACTTTCCGACCTTTCGCCGACAAGACTGATAAGGCGATTCACCAACTATTTGTCCGGGTCTCCCTTGGGTTCGGAATTGTGGTTGCCTTGAAGTTCGCAATTGAGAGATTCAGTTGATGGCAAGCAACTATTTAGATCTGGCAATCAAACGGCAAGTCCTGCTGGAGCGGATCAAGTCCGGGCAATTCCGGGACTTCAACGAGGCATTCAAAGAGATTGAAAAATTGATCCGGTCGGCATTCATCGAACTGGATGATGAATTTGAATCTTTACCCCGGCAAAAACTGGAAAGTTTCATCCGGGATCTGAAAGAGGACCAAATCAAGGTTTTCTCTTCCTACATGGACGACTTCGCCATTGGTTTGTCAGGTATCGCCCAATTGACACAAGAACAGGAACTTGAAGCATTGGGGAAATTCATTGATCTGAGGGGGACCAAACTGGCAAAGTTCACCAAGATAGATCTGCAACGTGCCATCCTGAAACGTCCCCTTTCTGTCAATGGGGATCTCTTGGCATCTTGGCAGAAGGATTTCACCCAGATAGAGTCGAAACGGGTTTCTGATGTCATCCGCTTGGCATGGTCGCAGGGGGAGACAAACCAACAAGCTGTCCGCCGTATTATCGGGACCAAGGCAAATGGATATAAAGACGGGATCTTGAACATATCCCGCCGGAATGCTTCAACGGTTGTCAGAACATCGGTCCAACACGTTGCAAGTTCTGCCCGGATGGAGATTTGGCAAAAGAACAGCAAGGTCGTCCGGGGCTATGAATGGCTGTCCACTTTGGACCGCAAGACATCTTCCCAATGCAAGTCTTTGGACGGTCGCAAATTTGAATTTGAAAAAGGACCGATTCCGCCGATCCATCCAAACTGTCGTTCAACGACTGTCCCGGTGACGAACCCAAAATACGATTTCCTTGACGAAGGGGCGACCAGATCCGCCGAATTTGGTCCTGTGTCGGCAAAGGACAATTATTACGACTGGTTGAAGAAACAGGACCGTCAAACGGTGATTGATGCCTTGGGAGAGAAACGGGCAAAGTTGTTCTTAGATGGCGGGTTGTCCCCGGCACGGTTCCGGGATCTGCAATTTGACCGGAACTTTGAACCTTTGACTTTGGACGAGATGAAGGCGAAAGAACCAAATGCCTTCAAAAAGGCGTTCGGAGATTCCGCCCCGGTGACACCCCGAAAACGTGACAAGTCACAAAAGACGACCAAAAATGTTGGTGATCAATCACCCCCGTCCAATGTGCAAAAGCGGGAGAAGGTTGCTTCTCTTCTTTCCTCTGAAGAAGTTAAAAAAATTGAAGACCTAATGGACAGACGGGAAGAGTTCAGGGCGAAATATAACTGGGCGAAAAAAGCCCGGAGGCGGCAAGGGGCAAACCATTTTGCAGAACAGTTTCACAAACATGAACGGTCGATTGTTGATTTGACCAGACAGGTGAACCAAAAGGCACGTCAAAATCTTTGGCTTGAAGATCTTGAAGCAATGGGGGAACCGGAATCAATTCTTGGGAAAGTCACAAAGACGGTTGAAGACAGGTTGTCCGGGTCAGTACGGGTGGCGACTGAATTTCTGTCTTTCGTTGTCCATAAAGACATACTGCCTCAAAAAGTAGGGGTGAAATTTTTGAAAGGTAAAAAATCCCGTGCTTTTTATTCATCCCGTGACAGATCAATCAACATAAATGACAGAACATCAATTGGGGTGGTAATACATGAGTTTGTCCACGACATAGAATATGCACACCCGGAAATCTCAAAAAAGACAAAAGCATTCCTTGCAAAACGTGCCAAAGGTGAAAAACCAGTTAGCTTGAAGAAAAAGAAAGGCGGGGGCTACAAACGGGATGAAGAAGCTTTTGAAGATGAATGGGAGACAAAGGGGGGCAGTTTATACACTGGGAAACACAACCCGGACAGACCATCGACCGAAGTTTTGACAATGGGGGTCCAACGTCTCTATGAAAACCCTGTTCTATTTGCCAATCAAGACCCTGAATTTTTTGATTTCATTGTTGGTACAATCCAACAGGTTCAATAATCAATATTTTCTTCGTCGCCAACTTCCTCATCTGAGCTTTCCAACACCCGACCATTGAAAGCATTAACAAGTGCATCACCTTCGCTTTCAACAGTTGGGAAATATTCCCCCGCCATTGTCCGGGAGAAAAACAAATCAATGCCGTGTTGAGCTTGTGGCATTCCTTCAACAATGGTCCAGCCCTTGTCTTTATGTTCTGCAATAACTGGGAGACCGGGAAGGAGAGAAATTTCTATTTTCATCCACCTGACCTAATCTCAAAACCCAAAGATTGCAACTTAGAACAGAGGGACCAAGTCAACGCCCAATCTTGGGGAATGTAGATTGAGTAGGAACCATTGGACCCTGTGATTTGATACCCGTTATGTGCAAGACTCCTTCGGTCCTGCACAGTTGAGTTTTCAAGTCGGGCGAAGTTTCCTTCTCTTGGTAGGGTTGCAGTTTTCATAGTTTTACGCCCAATCTTCATCATCCACTGATTCAACCACCTTGGCTTTCCGTCTTTCCGGCAGGTCAATAGGCAGTCGAATTGGCATCAATATAGACTCCAAGAATAGCTGAGAAGGACCATCATTTTCGGTTTCTTGTGTCACCATGATGGGGGCATCCGGTTCGCCGATTTTGATATTCACATTCTGGCAATCCTCAAAAAAGATCTTCTCAACGAGATGATAATTGATGGAACTGTATTGGTGCATCACTTGGATCACAAAATGCTCTTGGGCGGTGGCGTCTTTGAACCTTTGATTTTCAAAGGTGTGCCAATGGTCGAATTTGAATTGATCAAAAAGCATTTCAACATTCGGAAACCTTTCCACTTCCTCTTCTGAGAAAGAGAAAGAAGTCTTTGTTTTCTTCTCCGGGCAGATGTGGTCTGGCAAGGTCTCTATCAACCTGTCCACTATCACGCCTCTTGCCCGGACAGCGATAGTGCCATTTGTGGCATAGAGGAACCGGTTTTCCCGGTCTACCTTTATGAGGTGCAGAGGAGGTCTGACACCCGGTTTGACGCAATAAGTCGCCAAATAGCAAAGTAACTTCTGCTCATTGCTTTTTTCAATTTGTCGGATGTTTTTCATGATGATAATGATACCCCAAGGGTTTTTTGTGCCTTCTTGACAATGGAGGAAACGGACGCCATCACAGCCTCTTTTCCGACTTGTTCTTTGGTGAGACCGACCTTTTCCAGAACCTCTTTGGGGGTCAATTTCTTTGGTTTTTCTTCAGTTAGTTTCATTTTCTTGTTTCATGCTTGGGTTCCTTGTTCTTGGTGTATTTGGGAGATGCTTTGGTTAATCGCATTCTGAAAATCAATGCCCCGGAAGATATTACCGGGGTTTCTCGGAACTTCTTCTTTGAAATATCTGTTGTTTGCTTCTGTCATCTTCGCAACAAGCCGTTTTTTGATTTCGTCGGCGTTGCTCCTGATAAAGTCAATTTTTTCCAACTCTTCAAAGAGTTGCTGGGTTTGGGTTCCGAGAATTTTTTCTTCGTTGGTTTTCATTTTTCTTGGTTGGTTTGGGTTGGTTATGGTTTTTAAGATGACCGAATATTTTGGCTATGTCAAGGATTCTTGCAAAAAAGATGAAAAAAAGTTTTTGTTGTCAATGAACCGGGGAAGGTTTCCCCACAAAATCAAAATATCATGCAATACAAAATCAACAGTGAAGACTTCGGCAGGTTGTCCGAAGACCTGCAAAAAGAATACACCCAAGACGGTGACAACTACATCTTGAACATCGAAGGCGACGACGCCCCGACCATGTCAAAGATTGCCGACCTTGAAAAGAAGCGGGGCATTGAAGCCGAGCACCGCAAGAACGCCGAAAAGCGGGAAAAAGAGGCGGCGGACCGTGCTGCCCAACTCCAAAAAGACCTTGAAGCGGCGAAGGGCGATGAGTCTAAAATTGAACAGGTCCGCAAAGACTACCAAGCCCAACTTGACAAATTGAAAGATGAACGGGCAAAAGAACAACAGGAGTTCAAAGACCGGGAAAAAAAGGAAGAAATCCGCAAAGTTGCCGAAAAGATTTCTCAGAAATTCACCGTGCCTGACATCATGGTTGACCAGATTGCCCAAGGTCTCAACGCCCGTGAAGTGGATGGAAAATTCGTTGTCCACCCTGTTGATGAGAATGGCAAAGAGTCCCTTGAGTCCGTTGCCGACTATGAAAAACGTGTCCTTGACAAACCCGAATGGAAAGCAATCATTAAGGTTGATTCTGGCTCAGGGGGCGGTGCTTCCGGGAATCGTGGGGGCGGTGCTTCCGGTACAAAATGGTCTGAAATGTCTGGCGAAGATCAAGTCAAACTCAGGAAGGCGAACCCGGAAAGAGCAAGTGTCTTGATGAAAGCTGAGGGGTTCGAACCATAAACTTCAATCTTTTACACTCATTAGGAGGAACTAAAAATGGCCGATGCCGTCACAAAAATCTCTGATCGTTATGATCCTTTAGTTTTCGCTCAACGTACCCAGATTGCACAGACCCGTGCAAACGCATTCATTGAATCTGGTGTCATGGTCAATGATCCGCTTTTGCGGGATCAATTCGGCCCTGGAGGGACAACTGCCGAAATCACCCACACCAACGCGCTGACAATCGAAGAACCGAACTATTCGACCGATGACAACACGTCGGACGCAGAAGTTGATAAGATTGGTTCCACGACTCAGAAGGTCCGTAGATCTGACCGGAACAAACATTATTCCGTCATGCATCTTGCCCAGATGATTGGTCTTGGTGATGCCGTTGAGGGGATCACCAATCAGCTTGGTTCCTATTGGGCGTCTGACAACCAGAAACGACTTGTCAACACTGCTATTGGAATCAAAGCCGACAACAAGGCGAATGACTCCAATGACATGACCCAAACTAATGCAAAGATCGACCACGCTGACGCTGTTGCCGATGCCGAACGGATCAGTTCAACAGTCACTGCCCAAGCAAAGAACACTCTTGGTGATATGCAAGGGATGTTGACGGCAATGGCGGTCCACTCAACTGTTTTCACCCGACTTCGTATCCTGAAAGCGGCAAAAGACATTCACGACCCTGAAACCGGGCGTCTTCTGTTTACAGAATTTGATGGCCTGCGCTTGATTGTGGATGATGACCTGATCACCGCTGGGGCCAATCGCTCGATCTATACATGTATCCTGTTTGGGCGTGGTGCTGTTGG